ATTTAATACGTACGGTGTGAATAACTCGGGTACGATTACATCAGCAATTTTTGTCTCAGCCATTAGGCTTTACTCCTTAAAGTTTAATACCGTGTTTTGCCGCTAGCTCTTTAGCTAGTTGCGGATTTTCATTTCGTAATTGCGCCAATTTGGTCATATTCACCGTGCCATCTGCTTTTAAGATGTCAGGTTGACCTTTTGAGTTGTTACTACCTGGTGCACCCATACCATTAGGTTTAGGCCAGAAGTACGGCTTTTGCTCGCGCAGGGATTCAACCCACTCTTTTGGTGATAACGGCGTCTTGCCATCTTTACCAATGATTACTTCGCCGTTTTCGTCAACAGCTACCGCTTTGCCGTCCTCGTCTAAAGCAAATTTAGACTGGGCAAGAAATGCGATATCTGCAGTCGCTTCTGGTAAAGCTTCAAGTTCAACAGCAGCCTGAACGATCTGGCCCTGCACGACCGATTGCTTAAACTTATTCGCATAAGCTTCAGCATTGTTAGCTCGCGTAGTTTCGGCATTGAGCAAACGGGCATGCTCTTCACGCATCTTATCGGTACGTTTCTGAATGACTTCTTCAATCTTGCCTTCTGCAATAAGTTTGGATTCTTCATCCTGATTTGATTTATCAAGCAGGACCTTGATTGCATCCAGATCTAAACCCTCAACCTTTGATTTCAATGAACCTAGTTCATCTTTCAACTCTTTTTTATCTTTGATAAGTTCAGCGTTCTTATCTTTAAGACCTTTAACAGCTTCATCAACGGCGGCTTGAATAGCTGCTTTAATTTCAGGATTTTCCAAATCAACTTTGATTTCGTCTGGCATTTAAAAATCTCCTAGAGATACCGCTTAGCGGGTTTAATTGTTGAACCCTCTGCTTAGCTTCAGGCATTAAAAAAGCGCCCATTAGGACGCTGTATTTCGATTAATAAAGTTAAGCGATGTTAAAACCTTCAACACCACGCTTCTGACGATTTCGGGTACGTTGCTCTAGCCACATTTGACCTTGCTCAATATTGGTAATAGCAAGTGAATTTTCGCGGCAAGGAAACTTTTCATTCAGAACACGTAAACGATGTAAAACTATCGCAAGTAATGCTTCATTCGTGATGCCATTTACTCCAACTTCCTTAACTGGACCAAGTTGAAATTGAATTGGAGTAAGTGAATCTCCAGTTACGATGTCATAGAAATGACCGGTTTCAAGAGACTGTTCACCATCACGGGTTTTAACAGTTTCGTTATGGGTAACTGTTACTCCATTATCATCTTTATGAATTTCACGGCCCATTACACAATTTTGAAAACCATCTAGTTGATATGAATGCTCAAAAACATCTTTTGGCGACCAAGAAATATAACCTTCATGATCTGGATGATTAGCCTTGCCACCATCTTTGTATTCGATTAAATAACCAGGATCACTTGGGTCTTCATTTTCAGGGATTTGCCACCCTTGGTATTCATTGTATTCACCACGCGTCATGGGCGTTGCTAAAACTGACCTAGTACCAATGTATGCAACCATAGATGCTGTTAATAGTTTCTTGCTCATTTTAATACTCACAAAAAAAGCACCCGAAGGTGCTAAGGTTAAAAATTAAGTTCTAATTGATGAGTGCGATTGCTTTTAATCTTTCAAAAGTAAAACCATAAATTGCCATGGCTCTTGAAATCTTAATTCGAAGAAAAGGCACCAGAATTAATTTTGTGCTCAGAATATATTGAGCATCTGACATATTGATTTGCTTTTCAGACATTTGTAGTACCTTTAGCTACGTTTCCTTTGCACCCCAAACCCTTTGTCTAGGTTCGTCACCAACCAAGCGGATTCCTTGAGGACCACCTACATCAAATGTTGCTGTAATAGTCGCTGGACCCTCAAAAACACCACAATTCATCTTTACAGAGGTTAATCCAGCTAATGGAATACCTATTTCCTCGTCACAAAGGGCGAGATGAGAAGATCTATCTGAAACTCTTTTAAGTACTAAATGTCTAACTTTTGACTCACTCATAAACCCAACTCCTTAAAGGTTTGCTCATCCAACTTTCGAAGTTGGTCTAATGTGTACAATCGCCCTTCAGGATCGAAGAACTTATCAAAATCAAATTTCCCTTCCTTATAGAGCTTGTAACGCTTCGGCCCTAGCCACTCTTTTTGGAAGAAGTCATCTGTCTTTTTGAAGAACTCTTTAAATGTAGTGTTGGCATCTAGCTGCCCTATTAATTGGCTTCGCTCATCTTTTGGAATGTCTTTAACTCGACGTTCGTCCATTACAAATGGCCGTTCGCCAACAAGCAGACCATCTTTTTCGACTGGTACCAAAATGCTCCGGCAGTTAGGATGTAACGGCGGTACCCGTTTTGCTGGATCGTTAATCTCCCAAACCGCACCATCAAGTGAAGCACACAGTTTAGATGTTCTTCCGTCTAATGTAGCTACCAGTCTTACGTATTCAAAACCAATCTGGTTAAAGCTATTTAGATATGCTTGATTGGCTACATGACTACGAACTGTTCTCACGGTACGGTCAATATCAGACTTTGAGCCACTTAATAGCCCATCTTCAAAATTAAGGCGCTTTGTACCACGAATCCGCTGGACTATTTCCTGATTAGTTTTGCCTGAGCTAATCCCATCACGGATAGCATATTCGACCTTTTGACGTGCACTTTCAGCAATCTTACTTAGAAGATCATCTACAAGAGCTCCACCAACTAAAGGGACTTTCTTAGCGGCAGTAAACAGCTTTTCACCGTTAGGTTTCTTAATCTTGCCGCCGTATAACTTAGCTGTGTAATTAGCCTCATATACAGCCATTGCAGTTGCTGAAACTGCAAATGCTTCAGGCAATGAAGAATTTAGACTTGTATGCCAACCGGATATTAAATCTCGTATCTCCTTGAGGTTGGCCGTTGTGTAAAGACCCGCTGCAAGGGCTGCTTTCTCAGAATCATTTAACTCATCCAACAAATCCCGAAGCTTTGCCAGCATTAAAGCTGACTCATCTTTAAAGATTGTTAGTAATTCATTAACTGATTGAGACGATGCCCGGAACAAATATGCTTGATGTTGAGTTAATACCTCGAGCAGTGATTTATCTTCTGAGGCCATTTATTACTCCTAAAGCGGCAAACTATCTCGCTCACTTTCAACACGCTTCAACTCTTCCTGAAAATCATGAGCTGGCAACTTACCAGTAGCGATATATTCCCAATAGGTCTGGAACGAATTCTTTCCAGCTATGGCGCCTTCATATAGTTGCTTAGCAAGATTGATATCGTATTGCTGAACAATAAATTCAGGATCGACCGTAAAAGAGTATTTAGATGGATCTAGCTTTAACCATTGGGCAGCATATTTGATAGCCTGCTCAATAGCCGCAGCAGCACAAGTGACAATGCTATGTAGGCTTGCTTGTTGGTCATCCTGACGCGCACGTCGTGCTTCACCTGATTCTTGTGAGTTGGTATCAATCACCTTTGCTCCAGCTTCTAGAGCGGCATTCTTTTGCGCATCCATTTCATGCTTAGTGAGTTCAATACCATTACCTGAAATTTCCAAATAACCACATTGCGAATCTTTGGGCAGGCTCCAGACAGCCATTACACCTGTAACGCTAAGATCGGGATCTTCATCATCAATACCGTTAATCCATGGTTGCGGGTGCGCTGTATGGTGAAGTGACTGAAAATAGTCCGCACTAAGCTGGTAATACTTGAGTGCTGCCTTGGCCATAGTAAGCAATGGTACCGTTCCAACTTGTGGAGAATTATCGGTCGTACCACAGAAAACAAACGGCGTGAAAGATAGCTGATTACCGCCGAGATCTGGCGTTTTATCTTCTTCAACAGAGCCATCAAATAATCGAACTGATAAAGCGCCGTCTGTCATAGATAAAACACGATGAACTGTCTTTGTGTTATGGCCAAATTCATCTTCACTATTATCAAATTGCTCCTCAAGCACTAATAGTTTTAGATCTTTGCGGCCACCAATACTGTTTTCTTTCCAGTTAATAATGGATAAAGCATCGTAAAGCGCGAAGTAAGGCACGCCATTAGCATCGACATCAACCAGCAATCCACAGCGACCATATTCCAATAACTCTAAGCAAATTCGGATAAAGAGCTGTTTAAGACCAAATCCGTCATTGGTTGCATTCGTGATAAGCCCTTGCAGCAAAGTGCTTTCAATCACAATATTTGGATCTAACTTTGAAACCAAACCAATCATCGTGCGAAGAGAATCTTGAACCCATAACGGATACTGAGCACGGCTTAAATAAGCTTTGTAAATCTCTCCAGCTGTATCTCCCTGCTTTTCAGCTTCAATCATGCCAGCCGATTTAGCCAAGTACTTTGTTTGTGCCTGTTTGATCTGCTCTTCACCGGCAACGGCGTCACGCATAATCAACCAGCTTTTTTGTGCAGCAATATACTGCGGATGTTTATCAGTAACTGCCATAAAAACACCAATAAAAAAGCACCATTAAAGGTGCGTTGTTTAAGACATTCCGCGAATCCTTCGAACTCCAACAGATTTCTTGTCGATCGGGAATAAATAAGCGATTGGATATGTACCTGCATCATTCATATGGTCAAAACCGGCACTCTTATCCGGCTGTCCATAATCATCATAGATTTGTCGCTCTAGGCATTTGGCAAAGTGAGGACATTTATCTACATTTACGAATAATCTACGCTCAGACAAAGTATTGCAGAGCATACCGTTCATTGAGTTAATACGATCTTTAACTGCTGGGTTTCTACTGTTCACATGGACTTTAAAACCAGCCTTTCTTAATAAAGCCAGATCCGTTTCACTAGCATTGCTCGACTTCCGGTTCTCACCTGAAGCATCGGGATAAATCGCAACCTCATGATCTGGATAACGCTCTTGGATAGCCTCGATCATTGCTGGAGTATCGAATAGATTTACGAACTCATCGACCGCATGCATATGCTCACCACGTCGAACATACACCACAGCAGCCATCTTGGTTACGTTAAAGTCCATCCCAATATGAAGTACATCATTTACCTTAACTGTTTCAGTTGATGCATTTAGCAACCGATTAAAACAATAGTAGATAACACCCTGATAGCTCTCAAAGCTTGCTTCATATTCCTGACTAAAGGTCTTAGGGTCCATTTTGCGCTTTGCAACAATGATTTCAGACTCAGGAATATTTCCCCCCTGAAGGGATGTATAAGAAAAGCTTTTACAATCTGGTTCATGACCGGGCTGACCATCCATGAATGTGTCATAACAATGATTAAAGCCTTTAGGCGTACCAATACGTAAAACATGACCCCCTACTCGCTGCTCTCCATTCACCACATATTTACAAGTAGAAAGCATCGGGCGAAGTACTTCTTCCCATGCAGCCCATTTACAATCTGCCCATTCATCAATAATTAAGAAAAATAAACCAGATCCACGAAGGTCATCATAGTTATCTAGACCTACAACTCGGATGATATGGCCACTTCTTAAAGTAATTGAGCATTCAGTTTCATTCGGCTTTCCAGCTCGCCAAGATGCCGGAATTGCTTGTTTTAATCGCTTCCAGAAAACCCGTTTTGCTTGCTTAAATGTAGGCGCTGCATACCAAATTTCATCTTCAACAGAAACATTCCATTTTGCGGCAAGTCTAGCTGCTCTTCGCATTTCCGCTTTGGCCAAGAAAGTCTTACCAAAACGTCGACCACAAACAGCATCACGGAATCGGGCTTCTTTTTGCCAACCCCATAAATAGATGTTTGCTTGTTTAGGTGTTAATTGAACTGAACCTTCTGGAGGATTAAAGAATTGGCTCATTTGGTATCTCCTCATCAGGATTCAGCACAAGCTTGTAATCCTCTTCAGGTGGACGATACTCAGGGGGATTCACTTCACGCTGTAACTTCTGAAGTTCGAGCTTTTTAATCTCAAGCTCTACTTCAGCTTTGGTTTGGTTTGCGTCAGGATTACCTTTATTAGCTTGTTCCCCCTTCTTGTCATAAAACCCTTTCATAATCTTTTGTATTTGGTCCACGATCTTAATAGTCATGGTCACATTGTTTTTTTTAGTCCAAAGCAAATCACTTAAAATCTTCAACTGAACAATGTCATTTGCTCCACTAATTTTATTCAGTGGCTGACTCAAATACTCTTCTCGAGTTTTTTCAAAAAATTCCTTGAGCTCTTTACTTAAATCTCTACCAGCAAACTTTGTAGGGTCGTATGACTCTACCTGCTGTCTCGAAACATCAATGTCAAATTCTTCCTTGACGAGACTTACTGTTTCTTGAGGGGTATTAAACGCAGCAAGCGATTGTACAATAAAGAGTTTCTGCTTTTTGTTTAAGGTCGCCATTTCTCTCTATCCGTCAAGGTACGTCAAGGAAACATGGCAAAAAAATGAGCCCGAAGGCTCAACTTATTAAACATGTCCCACAGCACTTTGAAATATTCACATCTGATACAAACGGCGCTTGATTCGCCACTTCAATTAGTCGCTTTACGCTTTCGTCCGCTCCCCATCTTTTAACTACGCCAACAAATTCTTCAACGTCATGGCCCGCTAAATAGTGTTTAGGCAAACCAGTCATTTCACTAATTAACGGATCACCATCTTCATCACGTTCAACTCCTATGTGGTAAAGCTCATGCTCTATCAATGCACAGAAATCACGATCAGTCGCCTGATCGCAATGACTTGCATCAATTGTGATGAGGTACACAGGCACATACCCAAACCAATCGCGCATTTGCTGCTCTTGACGAGCTTTTTTCCACCCGCCCTGATTAAACATAACTTTTTCACATTGGCCTAAAACCATGCGCTTTTTAGCCATACAAGCCGATGATGCCCAAGCAAAAGCCATGAACTCCTCATTGTCATGTATTAGTTCAGCAATATGGTCATGGTCAGGGTTATGCAAAGGACCACCAATAGTTAAAAAATTTGCAATTACCCAATTCATTAAATCAGGGGCTGGCGCCAATCGAATTGCTTCTTCTTCATCTGCCTGATCCATAAAATCAGTTGGAGGAAATGGTCTGATCTGATCCATTAAATATGTGCCTCTTTAAATTTTTAAGCCACTGACTAGCGTATTCAGTCCTTAACTGCAAAGGTCCTGACTCATCAATGCGGCATCTTGAAGCCGTCTCTATGCGAACTACTGTGTAGCCCATCTCTTCAGCCACATCATAACGATCAAGACTCCAAGCTTTGTTTTTAAGCTTACCTTTACGTCCACCCGACCAAGGGCCGCCAGCAATTTCAACTAAAATACGATGTTCAATTAAAAGAAAATCAAAACGCCAATGCTTTGTAGATTTAAACTGGAATTTCTTTTCGTATTTAATTTCCAGATTATCTAAAGCTTGAGTAAATTCTTCTTCAGCCTCTAAGTACTTTTGAGTAGCTTTAGGTAGTGGTCTAGATTTGGACTTAGTTTTAGGTTCTTTTTTTCGTGTAAGCCAAAAGTATTCTGTAGAATCCATTATTCTCACCCATAAAAAAACCGCCCTAAGGCGGTGGCAAAAAATAGAGACAACTAACTATTATTTCTTAAAAGTTGCCTTATAAAGCTTTGAATTAAAGTAATCCGTAATTTCTTTACCTTCGGTTTGAATTTTTTCCTCATTTAAAGGTAAAAAATCTAATTCAGATTTCAAGCTCTTATACTCTGGAATAAATTTCTTTATAGGCGGAGGTGGTTTAGGTCCACCTTCTGTAATTTTTTCGATAAATCCAGCTAACCATAAAATATACTCACCTTCTGAATTATGAGGAGGAATCAAACTCACATCTATTTTTACTTTACATTCATCTAATGGTCTACTGAACAATTCAACAAAATCAATAAAATTAAATTTTAATTTAAATTCTGTTCCCTCAATTTCTCTGCGTATACATGTCATAAGTAAGTTCATATTTTCAATACAGTCATGTGAAAACAATTCCTCATCTTTAATTTTGTTATAAATATTTTCCGCAAACATGAGACACTGTGGCATTTCAGCAGCTCCTCATTTTTATAAAGTATTTTTCTTAAGGTAGTCCTATTATAACAATGTTGCAACAAGAAATTTTCCATTTTTAGTTTAAGGAAATTTTAAAAATTATAAAAACGATTATATTCAATAAATTAGTACGAATAAAAGCTATGGAAGTTTGATTTTTCTATTGAGCTTTAAAATGGATTATTGTGTTTAAATCATCAATTTAAAAAGCTTGCCTAGTAGGCAAGCTCCCCCTTTTTGATATTTGCGCTGATCAACAAGGTTTAGTGTTACCTACAGCAACACACTGATAATACAGAAATATTTAAAAATAAAAAAGCCCACTTCCTATTTTTATTCAGAAATGGGCTTAGCGAAAAAAAACGCTTAGACCTGAAATAGGAAATATCTATTCGGAAATATCTCCAACTTCATATTGGCATAATATTTAAGCACTAGCAATAGGGATTGAATTAAAAATATCAAATATTCATATTTAAATAGATAAAGATTTCTTTTTTTAAATGGTTTTATTTTTAGCCTACATAATTTTTTTACTTATCAAGACTTATAAAGAATATGTGCCCATCAATAGGTAATACTTAATAAGGTCTTATGTGTAGTAACCATTAGGCTCTAGAGAGTAAGAAATCACACTGACTAAAAATAAAAAATAATTAATTTTCAATATCAATGATCATATACTGCAAAGTTAAGTATATTCCAACTTCTCCATTGTTGAGTGCCTCATATAAGTCTTCATCAACGAAATCTCCAGATTCATCATATAGCCATTTATGAATTTGAATAATTTGTATATTCCCTTTTTTGTCTATTCTTGCTATTGGGTCTATTACGGACCGAACTATCACCTTCTTCTTCGTCTCAACATCAAGCAATGTGATAATTGTCATTTTAAAATCCTTATAAATATCCTGTATAACAACTACGCTCAATCAATAAAGATTTTTATATTTAAATTACTCAAATAGCAATCTTTTCAATCTAAAAAATAAATAAAAAACACTCTAATAGTATGTGCCTATTAGAAAAGATACCTTAAATATTCTACTAGCAATAAAAAAACCGCTTTAAGGGCTGTTCATCTAAAATTCACAGGTACTTAATGAAGATTTTTTTTCTGTCTTTGCATCTTTCTGGGCTCACAAATTTTTCCAATAAAGTTAGTTAACCACAAAATACTTTCTTCACGATCTTCAAAATGAGGTATAAGACTTAAATCTACTTTTATCTTGCGATCAGCTAAAGGCAAACTTAAACAATGTTCAAAGTCTAGTGAGCTGTACTTCAATTTGAGTCTTTTTTCTGCAGCTTGATTCTTTATCTCAGCCATAATGCGATTTAGATTAACGATCAAATTATTTGAAATTTTATTATTTTCATATACCCGTTCGTAAACTGTCTCAGCTACATCAATGTAATTTATTAGCTCTACATTCTTATTCACGACATTTGTACTCCGTTTTTTATAATTATCCGTCTAAAATAATGTTTATTTGATTTACTAAATCCTTCGCCTAGGTAAAGATTGTTTAAATTCTGTCACCCTGATTTTAAGTAAATATTTGAATTTATTATGCAATTACTGAGTTTTATAATATTTATATACATCTTTGTTCTTAACGCCCCTTTTTTTCTATCACTTGCCCATTGAGTTCACCATCAACACAAATAAACATTGTACTAATCCATAAAATTATGGAGATCAGCTTAACACAAAAAGAAAAAGCCCCCACTAATCAATAGTGAGGCTTTGCCGTATTTCCCGGCTAGCACATTTAAAAATCGATAGCTAAAAAAAAGCCAACTTGTTAGAGTCAGCTTAATTCAATCGTTTGAGAATCATGCTTGCATAGTTATTGTCCGTTGCAATCTTCTATCATTTTTATTTTTATAAATATAATTTAAACCAGCCATGTGACATTTTGATTAAATTTCACTCAACACTTTTTTTGTTAAATAAGTCACATTTAATCTTATTAATGCACTAACCATTACAACCTATAAACACAATGTGTATCAATTACTTCTGCTTGATTTTGTAAATTACAGTATCCTTAGTTTACCTAACTGCCAAAATCAATAACACAATGGAACACCAAACACTTTTAGACGAATTAAATTCGCAGATTGAATATTACTCAAAAAGAACTGACTGCCCACCAACTAGAATTCGTATTGGGTATAAAACCTATTACGAATTAATGCAGAATCCTAAATTTGCCGATGAAGTATCAAACTCCGCTTTAGATCCAAACAAACGCAAATACAAAAAATTAAAAATAAAAGTTACTAAGGATGACAATCAACTTGAACTTGAATGATTTCTCATAAAAAAAGCCTACTCTTTCAAGTAGGCTTTCCCCTTATGACTTTTGCGCTGATCATTAAGGTTTATTGTTGTTTAAAGCAACTCTCAGATCTTACAGAAATACTTAACAATAAAATAGCCCCGCCAATAATCGATATTTAGCAGAGCTTCTTAAAGCTTATACAGTTTATCGTGGAAGATATCTTTTTGAACCTGTGCTATTAAGGCAGTAATGTCCACCTCTAGGCCCAACACAATAAGTTCCAGATGTGCAGTAACAAGAGTTATTAGTCGTTTTACTATAACTTCTTGGAGTCCGTGTAGTAGTAGAACTTCTAGTTCTAGTATTATTATAGCCTTTTGATTCTCTTTGAGGAGTTGAGTAAACAGGCTGTCTGTTATCAAAACTCCCTTTTGAATATCTATAGGTGACTGGTGGAGTATAACAACCAGCAAAACTGCACAAATATTTAGTATCAATCCATTGTTGTCTATCCATATTTGGATTTAATAACGCCCATTCATCTTGGTACCAGAATACATAAACTTCACTTCCCCCTTTCAACTTAAAGATTTCTTTGCCATTTGGCATATCCTTGACTGGAGCGGTATCAACACTAATCCAATTTTTAACTGGATTAAACCTTTCAACTTTTTGCTGCAAAAAGTCTATGGACGGTATAGATACACATCCACTAATACCCAAAGTAATAACTAACCCTATTAAATAATTTTTCATTTTATTAACTTCTTAGAAAGAATAATTTTAATGCGAAGTAAACAATAAGCTACCTAATAAAAGCAACATATACTTTCATCTAATTTAAATACATAAAGAAAAATTAAAAAACCCGCTTCTAAAAAGAAACGGGTCAAAAAACAAAAAACTTTCAGCGCAGTATTTGTGACATATCATACAAGTTAGAAGATGTATTTACAATATACTTTAAGCTTAATTTTTTGATACTCTCAAAATATCCAAAACTCGCTTTGACATTTCATGCAAGTTGGACCCTATTGGTAGCCAAAAATGATAATTAATGTTGTCACGGTTAAAAACTTGCTTGTAGTACTCAGTTTTGAATGATGGATCAATGTCAGAAGCCTTAAGTAATCTGCCTTCTTTTTCGATCACTTGCCCATCTAATTCACCACCAACACAGATATTCATTTTTACCAGCCTGGACTATATAGCAAAAAATAAAAAAAATCCGTACCTTGGGGAAAGTACGGACTAAGCTTTTAAACTGAAAAACACTATAATGGAAATAGACATCTTATAGTAAGTTTAATATACGATAAATTTCATGTTTTCTCAAATCCTAATTAAAAGCCCACGATCAAGTGAGCTTTGATGTGTTGGTCTTCGGAAATCCGTAATACGACCAGTATAGGAATACTATATATCCATCAGGGAAATATTCCTAGAATTATTTTACATTTCTTTGTAAGTGCTTTTCTTGTACTTTTCTACTGCCTTTGAGGCACCATCAATTGCTGACTCAATAGCAAGACACATTAACTTTTCATACTGCTTCCATGTGCCATCATAAGCTTTCAAAGTCATCTCTGATTCTTTAATGCCTGCTGCTAATTGCAATCTACCTTTAGCTGTAAAGTTATCTTCCATACCCGGCTTGAGTGCAAACATAGTTACCATCCAAGCAACCTTTCTTGCTAGATCCTCTAACTTGATGTTTTTAGGTTTAGAGCGCTTATCATCATGCGCCCCAACAATCATAATGCTTGCAAGATGCTTCAATATATAATCAAAGTCACCCTTGCTTTTTTCGCCAAAGATTATTACTGACGCAACTGCTTTTTCGAGTTGGGTATCCATTGAAGCAATAGCACCCAAGCGGTCTTGATAGTTCAATGGTTTCTCTCCTGTTCCGCGGACCACTGGCTCAATACTTGGTGAACTCGCAGTTAAACCATGAGTCAACCATTCAAAACGTTCAAACTTCTCAACTGCTACTGCATTCATACCGTCACCCTTAATCGTCTAATTCTGCTTTGTTTATAAGTATTGAGTACATGTCTTTTGAATAGTTTGATATTGGGAACTTCTTGCCGATCAGTTCCGCAAATTCATCATCAAGCTTGCGTACCAGATCCATATATTGAATCTGCTTTTCATCCGTCTCACCTGTAGGCCATTCAGGTGTCTTAGCTTGGTATTCCTCTGCCCATGCTTTGACTTGCTCAGCCTTATCTTCAAACTGTGTGCGAAAGAAAGCATGAAATCCTTCTTCGTGTTGTTCGTATGTCCCAACTTCGTAAAAGACCATCACGCCACCTTCTTCCCGTTCATACCCCAGATCAACATGCCTGCGTCACGCTGCTCTTGATTCGTTCGACCTTGCCAACCAGTAATCTTGTTAAACTGCTCTGCATTGAGCTTTGATTTCGTTGGCTTCACCAGTAAAACCGCTAGACCCAATGCTTGTGCTATTTCTGCTAATAAGATGCCAGTCGCATGATTCATCCCAACACGTCTAGCAATTTGCTCGTTCACTTGTCTTGAGTGATGCCCACCTATTCGGAAATTCGCTTTCTTGTTCTCCCAACCTGCTTCAATCACTACCTTCTTGATGCTGTCCTGTTCATTTCTGAATAGTTCAACAGTTTCAGGAAAAGTCAGATTTTTGAGTTGAAGATCACTACCAAGAATGGCAACTCCCGACTTTTCTAAGTCAGGATCGATGCCGATGATGATTTGAGCCTCTTTGAATGTGGTCATTGGTCACCTCTCACCCAAAGCTCAAAATCTTCAATGGTCATCTCATTCTTTTGAATTTTTGAATAAACTATTTCAATGTCATCTGGCATTTTCTTCTTGGCGAAATATCGCTTTAATTCTTCTGTGACGTTATAAACATCGTTCTCTCTCTTAAACACCAAGTACAGTTGCTTTCTACCTTCAACACTCGCGTAATTCTCAAAATAGCGCTGTAGTTCAAATTCTTTATTGCCTAGCTTAACTACGCCATAGAAGTAAAAGTCTTCATCTAGAGTTAGTGTTTTCGATACATGCTTATGAAGCCACTGAGCAATATCAAACTTTATGTAGCCATTAGTTGATGTGTATTCAACCTCCGTAAATTCATAGTGACAGTCCCTTGTAAGATCACTACTACAAAAGACCCAGTCTTTCTCTTCTGATGTTAAGTACTCAAATTCTTTAGTTTTTGGATTGAAGAAATTAACTGTCCAACTCTTATCATTTGGCTCAATAACAAGATGCTTTTCGGAATTCCCGTACACCTCTGTACCATCTGGCAATTGATACAGCACATATGGATGGGTTGACATAAGTAAAGTCTGATTTACCTGCATCCATTTATGTGGTTTTTCATTCTTAATCTTATTGATAAAATACTCTGGAATATTACTCACTGTCCTCCCCCCTTGAGCGCTTGCTCTAACTTCTTAACCGTGTCAAAACCAATGGCACCTGATAAATACATATTTTCAATTTCGATAATTACTGCATCCACCCGCTTTTGCAGCTTAAACATGTTTATGCCTTGCTGGGTGTACAGGGTTTGCAATTCGTCACGCTCTTGCTTGATATTCTTTAAGTGAACCTCATGACCAATCACTTCACCGTGATGAGATGCTTTAAGCTCTTTAATTTCTTGATGTAAATCGAGAATAGCCTGAGCCTTTACACGGTTTAAGCGTTCAAGTTCTGCTATGCGTCCATGATTGCCTTTTATCGTGGCTTTAAGCCCCTCCACTTTCGCTTGCTGCTTCAGAAAAGACATATATGCGGTGTTAAGCATGCAGCAATAAATAACGCCCTCATCAACATCATTGTTGTTAAACCACTTAGCATTAGGGATGAAAGCATTTTGTTTGACATCAAAATCACACGCATCCAAGCACTTTTGGGCAGCCTCGGAATTAGAAAAAGGAAGGCTTAAAAAATGCTGTTCAAACTCGTCTCCACACTTATCCAAACCTTTCTCACGAATAAACTGTTCTGGTTTCATACATTCGCCCCTTCAATTAACTGCAGAATATTTCTTGGAATAGGCATACCTTCACGGCGGCACATCTCTGCGTATTCCTGCGGATTATCGAAAGGATCTGGACCTAATTCCTTTGCAAGCTCAGGCTCTTTTTCTTTTGCCTGAAGTTTTTGTACTGGTGCAGGTTTACGACCATTGATTTTTAAACGTTCCATCAATGATTGGAGATGCTTTTGCGCTTCGTCATTGCTTACTGGGGTGTGTTCAGGTTCTTTATGCTCTAGTTGTAGCGGTGGAGTGTAAAACTCTTGCTGACGGCCTTTTAACTGAGCTTTAGCCACCATCACGTTGTATGTCCCGAAGAAATTATCTTGAGCTGCTCGCATTTGGCCGGCTTCGATCAAATACATAACCTCGTCTAAGGCGTACTTAGTGATTTGGGTAATAACCACGGAACGGTCAGTTGTAAACTTACATGCGCGAGACCAAGCTTCTTCTGGAGACATCCAACTTTCACCGATACACCAGGTGCGAAACTCGGCAAATGACGGCATAAAGCGTCCACCTGCTGTAAGTAATCGAGCAAGTGCGTTGTTAAATTGGTTTTGTTGAACGCCAACCAGTGTTTTAAGTGCGATTTGCTCAACCACTGACAGAGGAATTGCACTTTCGCCTGTTGCTGGAAATTGCTTATTGAACTGAGCAGCGTAAACAGTGCGAAGAGAAGCGATTAATTGACGCACTTCGTTCAAGGTAATCTCATGCATGACCTATCTCCTCAATCATTGGAAACTTTTTTGCCGGGGTTACATCCACGATTTGAGATTCGATTTGTTCTTCAAAAAGATTGGCGAAGTAACCCGACTCTTGTGGTTTTTGAACAGCTGAATTGATTTGCTCTTGCTTCTTGCGGTTAGCAGCAACTTGTTTCTCGTTGTTTTGAACCCAAGAGAACCACTTAACCAGCCAGATGCTTGGTGTATTCAACGAACTTGATTCGTTTGCAAAGTACCAGTCACCGAAATTTTGAATCATGGTTCTCAAGTCGATTTCAGGTACAGAAACAAATCTTTGTTGAGCAAGTGAGATGAAATCGTATTGAAACTCGCTGTATTCAGAAATGAATTCACGCATTGAGTAACGCTTGTGATCATCGATCTGATACTGAGCAAATTGGATTGGTGTAAATTGCGAATTTTCTTCACGCGCATTACTACTACTATCTATATATTGGTTATCGGTTAACGGTTTATGGTTAAGGTTTTTTTGGCTTTCACTTTCAGAACCCAAAATTAACCCACTGGGTTTTTGTGGGTTTTCAGAATTAACCGAGTCGCCTTCACTTTGGTTTTCTTTTGGTTTTTCCTTACGTGGACGTCCACCTTTCTTACCATTTTCACGATTTTTATCCCCTACTTTTTGATAAGCGGCGATTTCTGAATCACAACGTTTGTTGTGAAACCCGTCTTCCTCTTCCACAAAAAACTCTTGCAACACAATTAATACTGCTTCCCTTTCTTCTTGGGTATTTGCACGTAACCGACGAAAAACCGACTGGGTTTCTTTGGGTAATGGTTTTTCATTCAAATAATAGAAATCAAGAGCACGACGGTAAAAGCACTCTTCAACTGGGCTAAGGTGCGCTGTAGCAACCATAAAGTCGCTGATATGGTGGAGATATTTATACATCAGTGACTGCTCCTAATTTGACAAGACCGCGCATTTCTAACTGACGAATAATTCTTGGAGGAATAAATTCGTTGTTGATTTTGTAGCGAGTACGAGACTTTTCTTTCACCTGAATTAGTTTGTGCCCATCCTCCATGAGACGGCGAACTGCTATAGCCTGCCCCCCCATATGAGTTAATTCTTCAAGTTGATAAAATCTTTCCTGAGCCTCAATTGCGGCATTCATAACTGAAAGTGGCATGGCTGCTAATTCTTTAGCCGAATAGATCTTTACTGGTTGCTCCAGTGGAATTACCACCTCTAGCGGTGTGGTGGAAACGGAAATATCTTGTTTTCTTCTTACTGCATATCTCACTTTTCACCATCCTTTGGCTTAACATAGCCTCCAAAAGAATCAACCAAACACGCCTTGGTTAAGCTGGTTACAATCTGCTGTGCCAACCACTGCGTTATGCGAAATTGACGAGCCATAGCCTCTGAAAATTCAACTTTGGTTACCGCTGCATTATTTTCGTCATAACCTTTGTTACGTAAATTTTGCTTTTTCACCTCAAATAGGTGCCCAAGCACTCGCAATGCAGGCTCATAAAAAGATTGGATTTCACTTTGCTGACGAGAATCTTTGATTTGGTGTGTAAAGCTGTTCATGACACCTCCGCTAATGCTTGCTCAGCGCTTGTTAGTCGGCGTTTGGCATTAAGTTCTGCAACTGTTGCTGTGCGGATTTCTTTTGAAGAAACCAGAATCAAATGATTCTCTGATTTGATGGTCCATAAACTAGTCAAAGTTTTGTTTTTAACTTCAAACAAATCATTTGATTTGAAAGTACGGCACTCTTTAGTAAGTACTACAACGTCACCCACTAAAAATTCTGGTGAGTTGAGTTCGATTGGTTGTTCTGATAAATTGTTTGTGTTCATTTGATTCACCTCAATTGAATGCCTAACCACTCCTGTTCCCGCAGGTAGTGGTTTTTTATTTGAATAAAATCCGCATGTACTCTGGTGAAGTGAATGCATGTGCTAAATAAACTCGTGTTGCTTCTGCAATTTCAGGTGAGCAATACACATCACTTTCTTGCACAACCTTCAAACCAATGGCTGTCAACAAAAAGCTAATAAACTCAATCTCAGTCCATCCATTTGATTTCTTTTCTGTTTTCATCCGTGAAAGAATGCTCGCATCGACATTTATCATCTCTGCTACTTGTCTTTGGTTGCTAGCGTTAAGTGCTTGCAATATGAGCGACTCGTTATTGCTAGCGCTTGCAGGCAATTCATTTGATACTTTGCTCATAGGTAAGGTCCTAAGCGGTTAATGATCCAAGGTTTCTACATTTTGTCGTCTGGGGACGAAGTTCAATCCAAATATCTTGATAGTTATCAGGGAAAAGCTCTTTTCGTGTTGTTAAACCAAGATCTTCAGCAATAACTGCTAACCTGATTTTTCTATCAAGGGGAATAGCTTTCCATCCACTAACTGATGACGGAGCAATCCCCAGAAGTCTTGCTACCGCTGTGACACCACCTAGCTTGTCTATAAGTTGTGCGTCATTCATAACGTGCTCCTAATTTTTCTTTAATTATTAGGCATTCCTTATATTAAATCAATAGGAATACCTAATTTTATTTATGTTAGGATTTCCTAACATTGTGAGGATAGTTGTATGAACACTCTTGCTGAACGACTTAGATATGCCATGGAAGTATTGCCACCTAAAAAGATCAAAGGTGTCGAACTTGCTCGTGCAGTCGGAGTAAAACCTCCTTCTGTGAGTGATTGGCTATCTGGTAAATCCAAAACAATGGAAGGAGAAAATTTATTACGTGCTTCAAAATTTTTGAATGTTAATCCTTCATGGCTAGCATCTGGAACAGGAGAGATTCAAACAAGCACTAAGGATAAATTTAAGCAACTTGATATCGAGAAATTTAAAAAGAAATACAATATTAGTGATAGTGATGAAGCACTTTTATTTTCAACAATTATCGAAAAACCGTTTATCCCATCATCTAAGCGTTGGGTTCCTGTAAAAGCTTACTCCAAGATGGGCATGGATGGCTATTTCACAGATATGGGTTATGAAGGCAATGCTGGAGATGGGTATGTTCCAACTCACTCAGCAGGACCAAGAGCCTATGGTATTAAAGGCACTGGCGACTCAATGTTTCCAGCTATCCGTAATGGATGGTATGTGGTTTGTGATCCAGATGCGGAACTCGTGCCGAATGAGTTTGTTCAGGTGTGCTTGAAGGATGGAAGATGCACAATTAAAGAATTTGTTGGCATAAATGGCGGGGTTTTAAGCTTGCTTTCTGTGAATGGTGGTGAGCGATTTTTCTTTGAAATGGATGAGGTAGAAAGCATTACAGCTATTACTGACATCGTACCACCAAGTCAGCACAGACAAGAACATCCTTATTCGCATTAATCACAGGAAGACTTATGGACAATTCAAAACTACCAATCAACCAGATTATTGCTCGTATCAATGATGCAGCTAAACATGGTGAAGCTTTGGTGCTGACTGCTGAAGAAGTAAAGATTCTTTCTAAAGACATTGGCGATAAGGTCTTTATTCCTGTGCTTACTAATGAGCAGGTCGTGCAGTTGGTAAAAGAAGGAAAGCTTGGACAGAAAATTAATAACACCAAAGATTAATAAAACTGTGAACCCGACACAGTCTTTACAACGGTTCGGGAGGGGGAAATATGCAAGCTACTGCAACTCTAGACGCAAATGAAGTAATAGTGGAAACGGAATTTACAGTTTATTATTCTACTAAAAATATTGTGCCTATTCCTAAAATTATTGATGCCTTAAAGTCAATTGAGAGCATACTACATAAGACTCCTAAATTTGTAGAAGCGGCTTATCCTGGTATCAAGGTTTATGACTCACAAGTATTTATCAATCACTTAGAAAGTGGTAGTTTAGATATCAAAGTTGTTCTTCGTCAGGTATTAGGTGATGCAAAATACGAACGTGGTGAAAAGTTAGTAGATGATGCTAAGCAGCTTATTAAAGACGTGGTTTCGGATAGCAAAACTATGAATAATATTGTTATTTTTAGCATGGGTGCCATTGTGGCAACAGGTTTTAATTATGCAATTGCTACCAAAAACACTTCGCAGCCTACACCAGCACCAGTAACAATTGTTAATAACGGTATCATGAATGGCTCTGGAACAATGATTTTATCACCTGAAGAAACGCAAAAAATTCTGGAAAAGCTGCCCCAAAAACAAGTTGCAAAGGATGCTGTTAATTTTGCCAAACCAACAAAAGATGATCCCAACTCTAGTATTGAGCTTCAAGATGATAGCCACATAAAACAAGTTTCATTTGATTCAAAATATGTTAATCAAGTACCAGAGCACTACGAGCCACCAGAACAAGAGCAAAAAGAAGAACTATTAAAAAATCAAGATGTATACATCTATGCTAGTGACAGAGATAAAACCAACTCAGGATGGGCAGGAATAGTACCAGACCTCTTTGAAGCTCGTGTTAACTTTGATTTAGCAGACTCAATTAATCCTGATAAATTGCATGGAAAAAGAAAAATTAAAGCTAATATTATTGTGCATAGTAAATTTAATAAAACAAAGCGTAGTTATATTCCTTCAAAAGTTACAATTTTAGAAATTGTATGATCTAAATTATATAACCCCAACCCACCACCACGGTGGGTTTTCTTTTGTCTATTAAAACACAAAAATTAGGTATTTCTAATTTTATTAGGAACACCTATTGACTTAATAATTAGGTTTACCTAATATTTATCTCGTAGACAACAAAAAAGCACACCGCCCTCCCCAGGTCCGATGTGCTTTTGCAAACTGCGAGATCAATTATGAACGTAAAAACCTTTTTAAACAAGCACAAGGTAACTGGAGTTACAGCAATTGCTGTACTTGTAGCCTTGGGTTCTTGTGAATACCGTACCGCTAATTCTAGCGTCCCTTCTAATTACTCATATGAAAGCAAACAAGTAGTTGCTTCTGAATATGAACTTTTAGGTATTAAGCAAACTGGTGAAAAAACTGGTGTAGCTGTTATCCGCATAGACGGCTTCAAACTAAACGTGAGCTTCGATTTTGACGGCGTAGCTGATAGCTATGGCGTAGCTGGATCTGACTTTACAACTGCTGAAATTACAAATTTGGCTATTGATTCAGTAACGGATCTAAGCGGGAAGTCTTTCAATGACTTTACCAATCATGATGACCATAAAAATATAAATATTTTATTGGCTGGCTATATCGACCGTAACCATTGGATCGAGGAGGCTTAATCATGCAAAAAGTTAGGCATCATCCAGACGGCTACAAGTCGTATTTAGGCCGTGATAATACAGGACTCTACTCTGTTCGCATTGGCTGGCAAGTGTACGCATCTAATGCTAATGGCTCAGTTCTTTACAAAATTAAAGACGGAGTTAAGACGCCTTTGGACGTTGAAAAGTTCAAAACCGACTATCCAAAAGTTTGGAATGAACTCACACAAGAAATCGACTTTCAACGCAGAAAGCAGCTCGCAATAAAACTGCGTGAAACAAATATCCCTACTTATGACCGCAAAGCTTATAAGAAGAAGCGCGGCTTTACAGGTTCAAAATAAGGATAAGAAAAATGGCTCTACCTATTATTACTGCTGACCAAACTTTATTAGTTCAAGCAATTATTGTGTATCTATACGCTGATCCGGGTTTGGGTAAATCGTCAATGGGCTTTACTGCGGAAAAAGCAATTTCATTTGACTTTGACCGTGGTGCTCACCGTACTGGTGAATTACGTCGTGGCGCGGTTGTACAAGTTCAACAATGGAGTGATGTAGCAAACCTTACTCCTCAGGACTTAGCACCTTATAAAACAGTAATCATTGATACCGTTGGAGCAATGCTTGAATGCATTAAGACACATCTATTGCTCACAGCTAATAACCGTCAAAAAGATGGCTCTTTAAAGTTAAAAGCTCAAGGCTTGGCTAACCAAACGTTTAAACAATACATCAACACATTAATCAGTCTTGGCAAAGACGTTGTATTCATTGCTCATGCTTCTGAAGATCAAAACGGTGATCAAATTATTTATCGTCCAGATCTAGGAGGTAAAAACCGTAATGAGCTTTATCGTATTGCAGACATTATGGGCTATCTAACAACCGTTACGACAAGTGAAGGTAAAAATGCCCGTGTAATCAGTTTCAAACCTTCTCCTACTCACCACGCGAAAAACTCAGGTGCATTAGGTGGTGAAACTGGTGAGGTATGGGTTCCGGATCTTAAATCTCATCCAACTTTCTTAGCTGATCTTATCGCTCAAGCTAAGGACCACATCAACACTTTAACACCGGCACAACTTGCTGCAGCTAAAGCTCAAGAAGAGTTAGAAAATTGGAAACAAAGCTGTGAAGAAGCTGAACATGCTGGTGATCTAAATCAATTAACTGAGTCGCTTGATAAAGAACACATGTATTACCAGAACATGCGACAAGCAATGTTAATGAGAGCTAAAGCATTGAATTGCACGTTTGATAAACAACGTGGCACTTGGATTAGTCCACCAGAATTTAACGGTATCTCAGATCAACAAAGAGATGAACTTCAAAACTTTATTGCTGAACGTGGCCTCGATGTGAAAACAGTATGTGAACACTTCGGTATTGATGCACTTACTCAAATTGAAGCGGCAAAACTTACGGCAGTAAAACAAGACATTGAAACTTTAGCAAAAACGGGAATGACAGCATGAATAATATAATTACAGCTTCAGAAGCTTTTGATGCTCTTCTAAATGGCTTCAAGGTTCTATGTAGACCAGTGGGTGACATGCTGGAATTTTCGGAATTAGACCAATTCCCTGCAACCATCTTTGCTAAATCTGGCTATGAATTCTGCATCAAACTTGAAACTAATGAATTGGCAGGCATTACCTTCACTAGACCATTGACAATTGATGAGTATAAAGAGGGTCAGGATGTTTTTGTAATTAATACATATTTACCTTCCATTTATATTGTTGGATTTAAAACCTCTGCACTCATTGAGGCTATTAATAGTGGTTTTGTGCAGCGTGATGCAGAAAATGCCAAGCTTCAATTAAAAGCTATTTCAAAAGCATTCGGTTATGAAATAAATAATGATCTTAGTGTTATTCGTCTTGGTGATGAGCCTAAAAAACAAAGAGGCAAAAAAACAAAAGCTGAAAAGACTAGTGAAGTTATTCCTGCAGAAACTCAGCCTGCAATTGTTATTACTGAACAAACTAATGTCACCACTTCTAAGGACAAGTTAGTTCCAGATACTAATGACCCGATATTAGATCCTGAATATCAAAAAAACCTTGATACCCTTCTGCAACGAGTTAGGGAATCAAAAACTCCTGACGAAGTGAATGCAGTTTATCGCTATACCCGTACGTGGTCAGATAAACAAATGGAACCTCTTTTATTGGCTACTCACAAACGACTTGAAGAGTTGGAAAAAGAAAAGTCTCCTTCAGGTGAACCACCTTCTCTAATGGTTCAGATCCAAAATGCCCCAGATCTTACTACCTTGGATGCACTTGAAATTGATGTGGCTGCACGAGATCCACAGATTCAACCGAAGCTTATGGGGTATGTGAGAAAACGCCGCTTCGAGTTAGAGAATCCAGCAGGTTCTCAACCAGATGCTGAACCTGATTACTTACTGGAGGAGCCTTTCTAATGTCGAAACAGACTACTCCAGAGTTTCTTTTCGAACCAAAGCTGCTACCCCAGCAGCTTTTCGAGAAATTCATTGTTTTCAATGTTAACGCTGGTTATCGCGGAAGAGGCACACCGCACGGCGTGAACCTGATTAAAGGCAATAAAGCTACCCTCACCTTGACTGATAAGGGTGTGATGAACAAAGCAGCTCAAGAGCGCTACAAGTTAATGCTGTTGAAGTATTTCAAAGAAGGTCGCTCAGCAATGGATGAGCTTAATCATGAAGTTAAACGTATTTATAAAATGGTGGCGTGAATGATTAATTTGAATAAGGAAAGAGAGGCTTTTCTAAATACCTTCCAATATTACAAAGGAAGAAGAGACATTATTTTTAGTCATGAGCATGAACTGTTTATGACTAGATCAAACAATCCTTCTGAAGTTGCTCAAAAAGAAATAAGCAACATGAATAGCCGTTGGGATGCTTGGCTTAGATGTGCAAAGCATCGTGATGCAGAGCTAGAAAAAGCCAAAGCTCAGGCGGTGCCTTCATGGATTAGTGTTAAGGATGAAGAGCCACCAATAGATACCATGGTTTTAATTTGTTGGTCTGACTCACCTGAGGTTCAACCAGAAATTGACTACATGACTTGTGATGAAGAAATTAATCACTATTGGGCAAATTTTGAGAGAGATCCACCAACTCATTGGATGTACTTTCATAAAGTGCCAAGTGAATCGGGAGCTGAGGGATGATTGACTTTATTGAGGATGCTGAACGTCAGTATGAAAACTATTGTGATCTTGCTGAGGAATATGGATTTTTAGATCGTGAAGCAGCTCGAAGTGGATTTAGATGCACATCTAAAAAAAGTGAATTTAACGCAGGTTGGATAGCTTGGAATGGTGCAATAGCGAGTTGTCGCGATGAGTTTTATAGACTTAAGGCGAGAATTGCAGAATTAGAAGTTAAAGCGGAAAGTAAGGAGAGATAAAGTGGATAAATATCTGACATCCAATAGTGTGTGTGAGATGTTTCATATTACTAAGCGCACTTTAAATCGCTGGGAAGAAAGAACCCCTTGGGGCATTCCTTTTCCTGCGCCTGCTTTTGGTTCAGAAGGCGGAACAATGAAACGATATCTCACTTCTGATGTGATTGAGTGGGAAAATGAATGCCAAAAGAAAGAACAGTTAAAGAAAGCAATATAA